CAAAATCTTTTAGATTTATAATTTATTATTGCTTCGCCAAGACCTATACCATTATACTTTTCATTTATAACACTTTCATTTAATATAGGAGTTTCCTGTTCACCATCAACAGAATAAATGGTTAATGCTGGATTTTTAAGTAATCGTCTTGGCATATCACTTTATTAATATAGTTGTGTTTTTTACTTTTATAATCTTTACTTTATTTGCATTATAATCTGGTTGAACTCTATTTGGTTCCTTTGAAGTTGCTTTTAATTTTTTCATTTTACTTTTGACTCCACAGTGAATCTTCCTTTACATAATGGAGTTACTGTATTACCATTTTTCAATCTTAAATAATGAAAATATGTACCAGGAGACAATAGAGCCATAGTATTTGCATTTACAATTAATTTAAAAGAACCATTTGAAGTTCCTGTTTTTGTTATTGTTCCAAAATATGTGTTTGTATCTGGATATTCTAAAGTGCCTTCTGTTTGAGTTCCTGTAGAATCAATCATAAACAAAAAGGTTGTTGTTTTGGTGGAAGTTTTCTTTAAAAGAAATTCAATAACATTAGAAGCAGATGTAATGTTTACTGCTGATTCATTTTCATCAAGATACTCAAATTGTATCTCTAATGTTGCTCCCTCTTCTGCTAATATATCGTATGTTCCGCCTATCATCGTTTTTTACCTATGTGGTACTTTGGACAAAGTTCCCACTCTCCTTTTTCTTTATGTGGTATTATTTTTATCTGATTAATTGGAGTAAGAATACTATTCATCTTATCCTTATCTACTACTGATACTAATCCCCATTCCTCTAACAATTTAGCAACCATATTTCTTCTGCCTAAATCAGATTCATTTATATCTGAAGGTAATCCATCTAAAGAAAATAATTCTTTAAAATGTACTATGTAATATTTACCTCTTTTATGTAAAATATGACAAGACTGATATAGTTTTTTATCTTTTTTAGAAGATACCCCTATTCTAGTCAAAGTTTCTTTAACTTTTAGGAAATCATCCTCGTTTTTTAGGGTTACTTCTAATAATGAACCCACATCAAATGAGTCGTTTTGCATAATTATTCTTTCTACAAAAAATGACAATAATATCATTTATATGTATAAAAAATAATCATTAGTCCTGTACGGACATGGTATCCCTTATTTTTTGAATTTGGGTCTTATTGAGGAGATTTTTATACTCTGTTGCTCTTTTATTTGAAATATTATAGTAAGCCATAATATATTCAATATCTTTATCTTCAGTCTTTTTCAACCACTTGGAGAATCTTTTCCGGGGACGAATCTGAAGTCTCAAATAATCATATTGCATCTTCTTTGGTAAATGAAATCTAACATTCATTTCATTTGCATGAAAAAGAGTATCATTAAAATATGATAAACTTTTATTTACAATAAATGGAAGATATTCCTTATCTGTCATATCTCCAGATTCGTATAAATCTTTTTTAGTCAAGTTGATCGAGTTGACGATATCCCAAATGTTCATGTTTTCTCTTTTCTACCATTTTTAAGTAATTCAATGCTCTTTCAACCGAAGCAACATTATCTCCCAAGTGACCTAATGCTCTATTACAGTCTGAACAAAGCCAACCTCTAAAAGTATTGTCAAAATGGTCATGGTCTAATTGTATTGTTTTATTTTTTGCACCACAACATTCACATGTTTCTGACATCTTTGGTGCAACTTTTCTCAATTCTCTCAATAAAGTTCTATTTTTATTTTTACAATTTTTACATTCAGAACTATAACCTGTTTTGTTTCTGGAGTGTTTATGGAACAAATGTATAGGTTTTAAAATATCACAAACTCTACAAATTTTTTCCGTAACTGTTATCATTTTTCAAACTCACATTCCATTGCAAGTTGAACAATACAAGCAACAAGATTGATTTCTTGATCTGCTACGAATGCTGACTTGTACTGATAATCTGCAATTATAAGAATTGCAGTTGCAATGGATGCTGGTGATAGTTTCTTGGATAGAATATCGTACAACTTACGGAATATCATTGACTGATCATTATCAAGATTGGAGAATACCCAAGAACGAATGTTGGTAATATTCTTAGTCTTCATATGACCAATAAGATCCTCAATATCAATATCACCTGCTTCTGCAAGGATACCAGAATCAATATCTCCGCTTGTCGAATATCTCTGGAGTTCATTGATGAGTCTACGGAAATCTGGACTATACTTGACTACTAGTTTTGCTAGAACCTTATCATCATACTTGACCTTTTCATTTTCAAGAATAAATTTAGTTCTATCAAAGAATTGTGAGGATAGTTCCTTCTTTTCTTTACCATCATAACGAAAATCAAGACATGTGCATCTTGAATGAAGAGGTTCAATCACCTTGTTCTTGAAATTACAAGTAAGAACAAAGCGACAACTCTTTGCAAATTCCTCCATGAACCCACGGAGAGCAGGTTGCATACTTGATGGATTTGCATAATCAAACTCATCTAGTATTACAACTTTACCATTACCCGAAAGAGATACACTACTGGCAAAGTTTCGAATCTTTACCCGTAGTGTATCAATATTCCCGTCCTCTGAGCAGTTGACTATAATGTAGTCAAGATTCATCTCCATACAGAGTGCTTTGGCTACACTTGTCTTACCACATCCTGCACCACCAGAAAGAAGCATGTTTGGCATGTCCTTCCATTCTCCCTTAACAACCTCAGAGAAAAAACTCTTTAGACGGTTGGGGAGAATACAATCTGCCACTTTCTGTGGTCGATACTTTTCGACCCAGATAAACATGTCATCATTTGTTTGCATACTCAATCCTTAAATGTCGAATCTGCTTGTAGCGCAATCCAATACGATAGATCCATTTCCTTATGACTGAACTTGCTAACAATCTGCTTGCAAAGTTCTACTTCATAATCACCGGGGAACAACTTTAAATCTTCGGTCTTGAAGAACATCTTGAATGATTCTTCACCACTATGATCACCGACTGGGAATGAATAGAAGTTTGAACTTGGGTCAGACTTGTCAGTTGCAAACATCTCAATCTTACCTTCCTTACAATCATCGATGTTGTAACGAACACCAATATCAGGAAGTTGAAGAACTGCTGCTGCCTTTAAAAGTTCAGAGAATGCCTTCTGAGTCAGTTCGAATGAAACTGCTACTTTTGGCATCTGTACCTTCTTGGTTGGAACAGTTAGCAACTTTGGTTCACAATAACGATAAACCACAGATGAATTGTTTGAACCACTGATGGTTACAGACTTATCATCAAACTCAAACTCTGGATCATTGAAAAGAGAAATAGTACCAAGGAACTTGTTTAGATCCCAAATACCAAATTCTACTTCAAAGGTTTCTGCAACCTCCACTTCAGAAAGAATGTTCTTTACTGGAGAAATGGTTGAGAGTGTATTGCCTGGCTTTACTAGCAGGTTTGAATTAATCGACGCATAGTTCTTTAAGATGTCTAATGTACGCTTGGAAATTTTCATAGTTGTAGATGTCATCACATTCTCCTTTATCACTTAGAGTTCTCTCTAATATACTCTATACCATTAGTAAATTCAATATATTTTTTCCTACCATTTTCAGAAACTCCTGGGGTAGTAGGAACATAATTAGTAAATCCTGGCATCATCAATGGACAATGCACTTTAGGAAATTCTAATTTATAATATGCATTCTCCCCATTATCTAATTTTCTAGTAGAAAGTTGCGTTAATTCTTTATCACCACAACCACATGCATTGCAGTAATAAGAGCCTGGAAATTTTACACTATCTCTTCTTTCAGAACAGGCGGGAAATTTATTATTAGAATCACCGTGACAACTTAATTGTCTTAAGTGTATTGTTGCTGGTTCTGCTTTTTTATTATTGATTCCTTTAGAAACCATTGACTCTGCAAAAGTAGCAGCCTTTTTTATTAAACCTGCCTCTTTTATTTCTATTTTTTCGTCACTTTCTTTATTATTATCAGACATATCATCCCTCCATTTCATCAAACATATCAAACATTTCGTCTTTATTCATATACTTAAAGTCTTCTAATTGCATCTTTTGTTCTCTTCTTTTAGTTTTAGATGCTTTCTTTTCAACTTTTTTTGCTAAACTTTTATCTTTAAATTGATCTCTGTAATCTTCAGACATGGCTCAAACAAATTCTCCAGGAAAAGTTTTCTTTAAAGTATTTAAATCAAAACCAAACGATGAAGTATCCTTCTTAAGTATCCCTCCT